CCCAGCGAAGGGAGCTGTCAGTAGTGCGCCTGCAATCTCTTCCTTTCCAGTGGGCGGTCTTACATCGCCAGTATCGGCTTTCTGACCAAACGCCATATTAATGGCTTCTGCGCTCTTTCTGGCCGTCGGCATACCATAACCAAGCGTACCCGCCTGAATAGCCCCCTGGCCGATTCCTTTACCAGTAGGCGATTGCATGGCATTCACTTGTTTGACAGGATTAAGAGCAAATCCAAGTGATCGTTTAACCTCACTTCCGATTGTTGCCTTTGGCTGTTCCTGTATTGGCTCCAACTCCTTAAATTCAACCTTTTCCTTGTAGACAGGGTATTTATCAACAACCTTTTGTGCTAAAGTCAGATCATCGACACTTTCGTATTGCGGATATTTTTGTTTGATAGACTTAGAAAATTCCTTGTAGTCCATTTATAGCCCCAGCCCGAGAGGGTCATTGTCGTCTACCTTGCCACCTGACAATTCTCCGTATGTATCATTGAATGACTTTCGTGCTGATTTCCGACGCTGTTCAATGTCTTGTAATGCCATTTCAAAAGCCGTTTTCATCTTAGGCAATACGCTAATATCACCATTAGCTACTGAATTTGCAAAGAACTTCATTTCAGCGTCAGAGATCGCGCCTTTTGTGAATTGCAAGTTCATCAACTGCATTTTAGAAAGAGTGGATTTAACCTTTTGAATGTCAGATAGTACAGGCGATTTTGACCCTGCCGCTTCCATAACGGCTATTTTCCCGCTACCAATAATTCCTGTCGGTATGTTATCAACAACAGCTAACGCTTCTTTTATATTACGTTCGAGTATATCGGCTTCCGTCATATTGTCATTAAATTCTTTCTGTGCTTTTGGTAATCCGCGCATGAGTTGTTTCTTATTGTATCCGTCCATCTGTTCGTCAAATGGCTTTTCTGCCTTTGGGGGATTAATGAAATCGTTCTTTTCCGTTCCGGTCGGGATGCCTGTATTTTCATACTTCCCTGATTTTGGATTCCATTGCCATCCAGTGCCGCCGGATTTCTCTTGTTTAATCGTCTTTAATCTCACCGTTGGCGGTAGATCGTCGTTCTCCGCAATATAGCCATGCACCACGTTCAAAGACTGTGCGTCTAATGGCTCACCCATTGTGTCGGTCAACTCATAGTCTTTCAGTTTCTCTTTCCATAGGTTGAACTTATTTTCGGAAATAGCCTTCTTGCGTTCGGAAAGTTGTTTTTTCTCTTCTGCCCTGTTCGCCATTCCATAATTCACGCCGCCCACCAATCCCTGCGACAATAACTGTGCCGGTCTTAGCCTTTGTTCTTCGTCTGATACTCTTTTTCGTTCAAGTAGCGCAATAGCTTCCTGTGCGTTCATATTATCTCCTTAAAAGACTTGGAAAAGAACTGTTAATATCTGATATTCGAGAAGGTTGATTATAATATGGTCTACTTGCACTTGCGAGATTTTGATATCCAATAGACGATGTAGGTTGACTTCCTTTAAGAAGTCCACTAACACCAGAAGCAACCATGCCACCGACGGGGCCACCAATGGCATAGCCTGCGCCCATTATCGCTGTATCAAGTAACGGCTGCCACCATTGCGCCTCTCTTGGTTGTGTCGATTTGTAAAGGTTCACCATTTCACGGTCTGAGCGTTCCTGTGAGTCAATCTGTCGCTGCTGTGCAACGGATTTATAGCCAGCGTCAAGTCTGTTTGCTTCTGTTTGGAATCCAGCGTTTTGCCTGGCAAGAAACGATTGAAATTCATTCTGTAAAGGTATCAAGCGTCTTTGGTCGTTTGCTGATGCTATTCCCAATAAGCGGTCAATTCCTGTTCCTGTCTGTGTAAGTTTTTGACCCAATTCATTGGACGCGGCACTATATCCCATCTGCTCGCGTCCAAGCTGTGTCTCTCTGATCAAGTCCGCTACGGCTTGCTGGTGTGCTGAACTTCCAATATCGCCAACAGCCGAAAAAGACTCCGTAAGCCGTGTGGCGGCTTTCCTATCTTCTTCTGAGTACAAATTGTTGTAATACTGCGTCCATGTCCTTACTTTTTCAGGGTCAACCGTTTCGGGGTTGTCAATAATGCTCTGTATTCTTGTCTTAATTTCAGTAGTTTCTGGTGACTCTGCGTAAGCCGCTTCCTCTTCTGCCTCTGTGGTTGTTTTTAATGTCGCTATTTTGTCTTTATAAGGTGTAAGGTCATAACCATACGCATTCTGTGTTTCAATCGTGCCGTAGATACTATTAGCGGTATCATAATCACCATCGGCAATGGCTTTATCAAGTTTCGGCTTAACAGTATCTTCCCAGTATTGTGCAGCCTGCTGTGGAAGTGTTTTTGTTCTTTCTTCTATTTCGCTTGTTAAAGAGGGCAGGTCTTTCCATTCTTCACTATCAGGATATTTATTTGAAATAATATCCTGTGTAACGCCGGTTAGCTTGCCATACTTCCGTGCTTCTGCGTTATAGTTATCGACAGTTTTTGAATATACTTGCGTACCGTATTTCGTTAAATACGTACCTTCAAGATCGCCACTCCAAGGAACCTTAAATTCATTAAATGATTCCGTTGGCGTTAATCCGGCCTTAGTAAATTCGTCAACATAACGTAAATAATATTTATTTTTCCAAGGCGCGGCACCACCCATACTGCGTGCTTTGTCAACTTCACTTTGGGTTATAGCCATATCATTCTCCTTTTATAAATTTGGTTAATACTTGAATCACGATCTTTTTTTTCATGACACCTCAATATTTGATGATGTAGGCGACTCAATACGGAACAAGCAGCAAAAAGGATAGTTGATATATAGTTCCAGCGTCTGCATTATCTCCATTGTGAAATGTAAACGTTAGAGTTGATGACGTGAAAGTATCTAAATATAAATAATGTATATCGTTTGCCCCATTTCCACAGCCATCACAAAACCCCTGTCCATACACAACGTCCGACGTGTCTATATTAAACGAAAACCCCCCAATCTTTACCTGATAGTCAGTTCCGGCTGGTGCTGTAGCACGAACATGGATTGAAACTAAGTAATGTGATGAAGAAATTGGTATCTCAAATGCACTCCCAGAAATATCAACCCAAGTCGTGTCGGAAGTGTTTGTTAAAGTTATTGGAGAGGTTCCACTCCTTCTCGGTATGCTTTTGTTCCATATATAGGGAGTGTTTAAATTCGTCGTCGTTATATTCGTAATCGTCGAGTGCGTCACCGTGAGATTGGTGATGGTGGTGGCTCCGCTGAACGTGCAAGCCCCTGAATGCGACTCTGTACCATTAAAATACACGTCATTTTCAAAGATTTTATCGCCGTAAACTGCTTGATTACCATGCAGGGTTACATTATTTTGCCTTGAATCTATCGCCCTGCGATTTTGCAGACCGTTTAAAATAGGGTCAACAATTTCAGGGGCTTGAGCCCATGAAAGAGAAACCGACAGAATGATGATTAAACTACTGAACAGGTTGCGTATCATAAATAATGTTCCAGCCCCTAAGACTGAATTTTCCATTCAATAGGCGTGCTTTTAGCTGTATAAAGTAGCTTTTGAGTTGATTTGCTATCGGCGTGCGTGCGGCAACAAGAATTGAGCCGGATAGGTCAACGGTATTAGTGGTAAATGCGGTGGTATATCCGTCAATCTGGTAATCAACGCCCATTGAACCACCGCTATTATCGGCGTGCGTATATATCTTGTTCCACACCTTTTGAGCCATCGGATTACCAGCGTCAAGCCACGGAGTTTTGTAGTACGCATCGTATGCCACGCCGTCATCGGTATAGATACCATCTACCATCCGTTGCTTAATCGTTCCGTCAGAATTGGAATTGCCCGTATAGAATTTATTGCGGTATAGGCAGGATGATTGAGCATAGATGTTATTGTATTTCGTCCACCGACCATAACGGTCATAGACGTAAACTACATTGTTATACTGTGTTTCGCTATCCGTCGAAACGAATAGCCAGTATTCGTCATTAAATACCTTGCCACACGGAGTAAAGTTATTTACCCCGTAACTCTGCACCCGTATTTCATCTAATTTCGGTGTTGCTGTTACGCTTGTACGAGTAAATGATGCATAGAACAGCGCATATGGACCGACAGCGGAAGGAATAGCCGCACCATCGGTAACGACAAAAGGAGCATTCGTGGTGAGATTGTAGGCACTGGTTGAGGTTACGGCGTAGTAGTCAATATCGCTTCCAGAAGGGATTGTATCGTCTACCTGAAATGTGCCCCAGCTGCCCCATGAAGAACCGGCATTGATGGATTTGGTAGTGTATGAGCTGGTTAATTCATTACTCGAAAGATATACTTTGAATTGTATATCACCGTTCTCACCATACCCAGGTATTGTATAAGCGCCTCTTGCATATGAATCGGTTGAGGTTTTCGCTCGACGTACGGTGCCAATACCTCCATACAAATATATTCTATACTCACGATCTTTTATTAATTCATACGATGTAGAAAAGTCAAAATCTATATATGAGAAATCAGTTGATACACTGCTGTCATTTACAGTCGAACTTGTGGCAAGATTTGCACCCGACGAACTACCCAGAACAACATATAAACCAGCTGAAATTGTTCCGACCTTTTGCAAATATAGACTTATTGTGGTTAGATAATTTGTTGTTCCTGGTTTGAACGTCTGATAATACGTCTCATCCGATATAAGAGACCATCCATTATTTGTCGTTTGGCTTTGATCTATATATTCATCATTACTTACCATTGCCACACTGCCACTATACGTCGCGGTATCAATGTTCGTGCCACTACCAGCGCCCCAGTCCGCTGCTGTGGTCAGCGTGTTTAGGCTTGAATTGGTGTCAAGCTGTCTAAGTGCCTTTATTTCGTTGTCTATTGGCTCGGATACCAGCTTAAAACCGCCACCAGTCCATACAACAATCCCTAAGTGACTTAACCATATTGGCATACCCTGATAAACATCCATCGTGTCACCGTACAAGCATCCGATATTAGGATCTAAACAAGTCAATTGCCACGTTGCCACGTTCTTTCCCACCAGCTCCCATGTAGAGTGTTCTTTCGTCCAAATAAACGTATCTTTTACTTTCAGGCCGCCGGTAATGTTTTCCCCGTCGTCTTTGGCTATAAATTTCCAGCCATAACCACTACTTCCGAAGTCATCGGGGTCATTGGTAACGCTCCAATAGAACCGGCTCCGATCATTCGTCATACCGGCTTTCAATAAGACGTTGTTATACCAGTAGATATAACGACCTTTCGGTACGCTGGTAGAATTAGCCACCGTCAATGCCGTATAAGTCGTTCCATCCCATTTACCTGGATCGTCATATCCATTATCACGGTACAGATACCCACCGGCTGTCGTGTAGCTGTCTTTATAGGAACTGCTTAATCCACTCTTAATTGACGTTGCTATGCCATCAGAAAGCGCATAGTAACACGACCATGACGAATTAAATATCAGATATTTATCACCGTCGGATTGTATGTATTCGTACATTGAGCGAATGGGTTGTTTTTCGGTAAGTGCTGCAGAAAGGAAATTCAGACTTCCTTCACGCGGTGTAACCCCAATGTCTTTTGAAAATGTCACGTTTAGGCAGTCAGGGGTACAGTTTTGGGGTATTCTTTCGGCTGAATAGTTGGTAACTAACCCACCACTGAAATCAAATAATGGCAGTACTGCTTCCTCTGCGTGCGACTTAATCGCCACGCACATTGAAAGCAGTCCGGCAATGATTAGTCTATTAATCATTCTCATTTTTTATTGCTATTTCCCATGAATGAAGGCACATAGTCAGGCGTAACCCTTATGACACGTTCCATCACGTTTATGCGGTCAACGTAGAGCATATAGTATTTGTCTCCGTCGGTCGGTTTTCCATAGGCATAGCTGATAAGAGCTGACGCGCCCAATACAATGGCATAGTGGAACGGATCTAATCTGTCCTGTCCGTCAAATGGCTCGTCAGTGTCGGAGGTCAATTCGGTGGGGTTTTTGATATACCATGCAGTAAATGACGTGTCTGTGGTTGTCGAAGGAATAGTGTCAAAACCAATAACACTGACAGTCGTGTGACGCACATAGTAATACGAGGGCGTGGATGTCGCCTTGCTTACATCCCACGAACCATCTTCATCATCAAGTTTTGACACACTCTTTTGCGAGATCAATTCATCGTCTATGGTCAGGCGGGTAATCGCCACCATGTCTGACTCAAACTGATATTCTTCCTGACCGACAGCAATGGTATAGGTATGATAATCCTCAATACACCATGTATTCATGGCTATTTCACGCTGGACGATGTTGATATACTCGTCAATCAGCGTATCGGAGAATACGGGACTACCGGTAGCAGGGGTATTGTCCCTGACAAGACTCCTAACCATCGTCTCAATCTCACCCAAATTAAGAGCATAAGCCGACGTATTCATAAACATACATAGTGCAAAGATTGCTCTTTTCATGTCCTTCCTCTTATTTCTGAGTCACATAGAACATATCAAGCCTGTTGCTTGCACTACCGTCGGCAGTAATTGCATAAATATTCTTCGTCGTGCGGCCATTCAGATTAATGCTTTCGTCAGTCTTCAATAGCATTACATTGCTGGCATTTGTCGCGTTAGATGAAAACGCTATTGAATACGTTGATAAATATATCGAATAATCACCATGATTAATCAACAACCAATCTCCGATATAGTCTGCTTGTGTAGTCATTAGTTGCGTACACGCCGTAGAGCTGATAGTTACATTACACGGCCTTGGATCGTTTCCCAAATATGGGGTTGTTGGCTCAACAGCATATAGAATTGAACAAAACGACAACAGATAAAGCGTTAATATAATGCGTTTCATGTTTTGACCTTCCTCTTAATCCGTTTCGCTATCGAAACAATCTGTGCAGATAATTTCGTCACCAAGAATCTTTGCCGTATTCTTCCCGTACTTCTCAAAATAGAAACCACAACGCCGACATGGCAACTGCCCGCCTTTCTTCATAAAAGATTTATTTGAAATTGTGCGTCCGTGTTTTTCACTGAATCTCTTTGACATTTCCCCAACTTATGCCCCCTCACCTTGAATAGAACAAGGCAAGGGGGCTTTATTTACTTACTGAATGTATCGGCTAACGATATGCCAGTTGGCATTATCTGAAACAATAGTGATGAAATCATACTGCGCATCAATCGCCGTATAACCGTCTGCTCCGTCAATTGTTTCGCTTGCATTCGTAGTTACAGTAACAACACCAGCAGCACCACTTTTCTTGATCGTGAACGTAAGACCACCATTACCAACAGCGGTTGGAAGTGTGATCTCCTGTTCGGTTGCCTTCGACGCAATCACAATGGTTGCCGACGAAACGGTAAGCGTGCCGGAATCTGCCATTACCACATAACTCTGCTTGTAGCCAGCAGAGAATGACATATTGCCGGTAACGGCAAGCGTGCTGCTCGCCGTTAATGCACCTGTTGCGGACAACGCGCCAGTAACAGCTGTCGCTCCGACAAGCGATATATTTGCACCCGTTGCAGTGACAGTAATATCATCGGCCGCCGTAATAGCAATATCGCCAACGGTTTCATCAATCGTCACAGCAGTTGCCGCCTGCGTGATACTAAACGTAGGATCGGAACCGGTCGTGCCCTTGATCATCGAGAACACTCCGCAATCAGCCGCCGCCGTACCCATTGTCATTGCACCGAGTACTCCAGTCGCGCCCGTGAAGGTTTGGGCCCCGGTAACGGCCAGCGTACCGCCGACGGTCGTATTACCAGCTTCTTCAACCTTAAACACGGTAACCGCGGTTGCGCTTGCCTTACAGGTGATGAAATCACCATCTGCGTCATCGGATTGATTCTTCTGCCACAACTCCAACAGATAATGCTGTTCAGATACCGCTGAACTGGTATTAACAACCTGAACAACACCATAACCAGCAGGCACATTCGATGAAGTCGTGATATTGAACTCCTCGTCACGAGCGTCGAGATCAATATCAATCTCTTCATCGAATGCAGTAGCACCCGTAACAGTCAGATTGTTCTTGACGTTTGTATTACCAGAAGAATCCACCGTAAAACAATCATCACCGGCGGTATTATCTCCGGCGGCGATCATATCACCTATGGCTGCAAATGCCGTGAAATTACAAAACGACATGATTGCAACAAGGGTAATTATTCTCTTAAACATGTATTCACCTCCAAGTGAATTTTTACCCTTATCAGCTACCATAGCTACCATAGATACCACGCGCGTCAACACAGTCATACGAACAACGGAAGCGTGACATAAACAGTGCGTCATCGGTGGTATCAGGAGCGGCAACAGCACGTCCGTTTATCTTCTCGCGCCAATAGAACAGAAGCTGGCGTTCTTTGGGGTCGGTCATCAAGTACCACGAGCCGGACAGCTGCAAGTAGTCCCAAATAACAGATTTCAGTCCGCGTTCACGAATGGCGTTCACGTCGCGGGTGGTCGTACCCGCTTTTTCCATATTTTTGAGAAGCTGGATTGAAGTGAACTCATTCATTCCTGGGATCGCAAGCATGGTAGGGAACAACGGCTGCGGATTGCCCCAATCGTCAACGGTCTGGCGCATACCGGTCAAAGCGGCTTCAAGCGACGTTACAGACAGCGCGGCATTCGTCGTAGGACGGTTTGCCCATGTGGTCGCACCATCTCCTTTGCACGGGTGATCAGTGGCAATAATTGCCTTACCATCAGCGCAGGTGTTGGTCTGAAACAGGTCAACGAAACCAGCCGTCAGCAGTTCGACGGTCTGGCGTGCAGCGACACCAAGAAGCTGGGGAATCTTCGTCAATTCTCCAGACAGGTCATCGTCTGACGCTTCTTTTTCAATACGGGCATATGCCGCATACGTTTTGTGCGTCAGCGTCTTAGCGTCCTTCTGAACCATCGTCAGTTCGGTTGCGTTCGCGCCTTTATTTTTTTCGGGAATAACGCCGAATCCGGTAATGCCACCGCGTTTTTCATACGACTGTTTCGACGTAAGAACGTCGAATATCTGATCGAATTGCGGCTCAACCTTCATCACTCCGTCATTGTAAATTTTGGAGTACTGAGGATTAAGCAGATTTGCAAATGCTTCACCTTTCATAGTCATTGTATTTCACCTTCCTTTTTAATTGAATTATGCCTGCGCCGCGCCGTTAGACTGCAACAGCGATGACGGGATTGTCACGAATACACGCGGATATACGTCCGTTGCAGAATCACGCGGGGAACGCCCGATGATATGGAACAGATCATGCCCGGTATCTGAAATATCCAAATAACAGACGTTTGAAACCACATCGAGCGCATAGGGAATGCCCACACTCGCATCCGCACATAACGCACTTGCGGCAGTCGCGTGATAGACGGTAACTTCCAAAATATCTCCCGGCATGATAACGTCAACTGGCAACATTGTGCTTGTCGTTCCCGTAGCATCAGCTTTTACAATGCCAATGCACAAAACGGCGTCATCTGCACATTCAGCAATGCGCCCATCAGTCGTAAGATAAACAAGCTGATCGGCTTTAAACGTCTGCGAAGCCGCTTCGGGGTAATAGACGATATTGCCCTGAGAAAGCCCATTCCTTTTAATCTTTTCTTTCGTCCGTGTAGCCATTGTTAACCTCTTTGTTCATTATTTGTCTTCCAATGTTTCGGAAGTATCGGCTGTTACGCCGCGCAACTTATTGTTTCGTTCTGCAGATTCAGCGATATAACGCTGACGGTTCTGGATAGGTGCTATTTCAGCCGCGAATTTATCTTTGAAATCCTCTTCGGAGATGTGCATAAGAATCAAATCTCCGCGAGTAATAAAAGACGTTTCGGAAGATCCTTGTGAGAGCGGGCCTCTCGACTTGCGCTCATCTTTGGTAAGCGTCGGGTATTCATACCCTTCGCCCTCTTTTTCTTCCATCGAATCCGAATCCCTACGAACCCACACAGGGTGCATACCGGGGTATTTCTTGTGGTATTCAACTGGGACGTCGAGTTTTCCCTTCCTTGACCAATCCCGCTTGACCTTTACAGGTGCTACCGCTTCGGTAGGCTGCGTGGTCTTGCCGCCCTGCTCTTTCGCTTCCATTTCCAGTTTTGCTCTGTCTGCTTTTTTGACGTATGCCATGTTAGTAATCTCCTGTTTTTATTCTGCTGTGTAGCTTCCCCAACGGCTCTGGGGCTTCACTTTTCCGCTCACAAACTCCTCAACGGCTTGCACGCTACCACCAGAACGCTCAATGTATGCCTTTTGTTCTGCTGTAAGGTGGGTTGTCTTCGGGCTTGGAGTGGCAGGAGTACTACCACCACCAGCAATATTTACTTCGGGCGGGGCGGGTGGTCTTGCGGTTACACTCTGCCTGCCGCGCTCTTCTGCCATTTTGATAATGTCTGGCATATGTGCATTAATGACCTCTGATTTGATCTTTGCAAGCTCATCTTTGTTCGTCCGTTTCTTCACGGGTAGAAGGTTTAGTTTTGCCTCAATTTCAGGCATGAACTCCTCAAAGATTGGATCTTCGGCCTTTAATCTGTGCTTGGTGCTTTCGTAACGGTCTTCCGCAAGCGCATTCTCGATTTCATCCAATTTGGCTTTGAACTCGACAGTGTCCTTGTTTTTCAGTTCAAGCATCCGATTCATTAACTCAATCTGCTGATACGGAAGCCCGAACTGTTCTTCAAGCTGACGTTTGACGTGTTCCGGCGGCTCCTGATACAGCGGTGGCTGCGGAGCCATCGGCTGCATACCGTTAAGCTGCTGTTTCATCAGGTCGAGTTCTTTACGAAGCAAAGCCGCTTCCTGCTGCTTAATATTCATCTCGCGTACTGCGGCCTTATACTTCGCTTCCTCAACTACTGACGGTGCCGGTGTTACCGGCGGTGTTTCTTTTGGCGGTTCGTTCGCAGGCGGCGTTACCGGTTCTGCGGGTGGAACAATCTGATCTGGCATTGTCTATCTCCTCGTTTTAGTTCGCCCTTTCGGGGTAGAACTTGACAAACAAAAAAAGCCACCATGTAGCACGTCATTCGACGTACACACATAGCGGCTCTGATTCTTTCAGTTGCCTACTATTTGACATTCAGTTTTCAAAGATCGTCAATAGTTACTTCTTACCGCCCTTCTTTTTCTTGCAACCCAATTGAATCACCTTCTCTCGGTATTTCTATGCTTTCCTTATACGATACATTTACTATCAATCCAGCCTTAAACTGTATGACCAATTCGCCAAATTTCTCACATACATCAATTTCCTTAATCTTCTGCACAATCCATTCATTGCGCATCAATCGCCTTTTTCTTTTTATTGTTTTCAATTACCTTTTCTTCCAGCATACGCCTAAACTCTTCACGCAACGGAAGAATATCTCTCTGCAGTGACTGTATGTTCCCTTTTAGCTTCTCGTCCTCAACGTCATCTGAGTCAATTAGTCGTCCTATATATCCGTTAATGTCGGATTGCACATGGCGCATGATCACACCCCAACCCGGAGTGTCAATAGTCGCTAAAGCTTCTTCTAACTCGTTCTGGGTAAACATTATTTAACCACTCCGCCTAAATGCTTGCCATATCCTTTGCCGGCGTGTTTAATGCTATGAATCTCAACCTCTCCACGGTGTACCTTCGGATTATCGTATTCCTCATTAACGCCTTTAACCTTGCCAGTGACAACAAACTTTACCTTTTTCCCAACCATGTTCTTGATACCTTTAATGTGCGTTGACTTAACTGTCATTGACGGCTTTGGTGGCTTATACGCAATAGGTGCGTCCATGTAGGCATTCTCTTTCTTCGTCTTCTTGGCCATTTTACACCGCCCTGTATTTATTTATCCAAAACGCTACCAGTCTATACACATTCACAGCAATCATTGACACACCGACACACATAATCGCAAATGGCACTAACAACAATGTCCACTTTGTTAACACGCTTATCACTTTACCTCATTCCATCGGTGCGCCGGGATGTGCTACTGGTGCTGATTCTTGTGGCGGTATTTCAGGTGCAGGGTTCCCGTTCCGCTCTGCCATCTTACGGCTGATAAACTGCTGTCTAAACTGCGCTATAAGCTGTTCCCGCTGTTCAGGTGGTACGCCCTTAACATCCATAGCGTGTATAAACTTCTCTTCCTCATGTTTTGCGTACTCACCGATCATCTGCTGTTTGGCATCACTCATAACCTTTTCGGTCTGCATTATCATGGCTTCACGCTGTTGTAATTCCTGTGCTTTCTGCTGAATCATCTGCAACATCTGCATTTCCTTAGGTGAGCGCATAACCTTCGACTTATCGCGTGGTGCCAGTTTATCAACCAAATTCTCCTTGAGGAAGTATGTGTTGGTTTCGCCGGTCTGATCTTGCCCCAATGCTTGGTATAACGCCACAGCACCTTGCTTATCGGCATTGACCATAACATCAACAGCACCCTGCAATACGACTATATCCCAATCATCAATGAATTCAAGGTCTTGCCGCGTAAGCGTTGCCTGTTTGTATTCCTGCGTCTCTTTGTCCTGATAGCTGTATGTAATCCCTTCGGCTGGCATGAACTCGTAGGCACACTGTAAAGTCTGTTTAATTCCTTCTTTTAGGGCTTCCTGTGTGTTCTGCATAAGCGGGTCAAGGTTTAGGCCGTACTCTTGCAGAAGCATCGCCGTGCCGCGCATAGTCGCTTTCTTATTGATCGAGCTTTCACGGCCTAATGAGTAATCAGAGACAAGTGATTTCCTTTCAAGGAACCCCTGCAATATACCTTCAATCCCTGCTATGTCCTGCAGACGGCTTTCAAATTTCCATTGCTTGATAATATCATTTGACTTAACCGGTGCGAATTTCCCCGGCTCTAATTTGTGCTTGTCAGGATCAAACCCTGCACCAGGTATATATGTACCGGTGATCGTGTTAGATAGCGTGTTGTTATCCAGTGCCTGATCTATCACTATGTCAATTGCGTCATTGAGCGCACCGATATACATTGGTATGCCCTGCCCGTCTATCTTTCCGGCAATCCTCCGGCATTTCCCTGACACAACCGGCTTACGCTTATCAAAGAATGAGTTTTCCTCGTCATAGACCAGATTGCCGGTGTCCTTTGAAATGATAAACGTCATTTCTTTATAGTCCGGTGCGTCCGGCGTTCCTACGTTATAGGCAATCCACCATTGATAGAATTTCTTTTTGTGCGTAAGAGTATTGGAATAGCCAATATAGTCATTCTTTGTATCGTCATCATCAGATTCATTTTCGGCGGTTGGTAGATCATTGGGCTTGATTGATCTTAGTATATCTTTGACGTTATACCACGGGTTGTCTTTACGTTTGCTTAATTCAAAGATTTCAGCCGGTGACTTCTCAAACTCAATGCAGACTGCCCCGCACTTCTGGATTGTATTAGCTGAGTTATCAAACTTGATTAACCGTCTGGGGATATTCACCCACCGTGCAGCGATGAAGTCATTGATCTCTTTGTCCTCGGCTTGCATCTCACCGTCTTGACCAACGAGGGATTGGAACATAGCTTTTGCGCCATCAACTATCTTTCGTACTGAAAACCTCTTGACCTTACGTTTAGACACATCAGGAACGATCTGAATGAAGAATGACCCCTCTACGGTGTTGTACTGGAATGCTTCGAGCAGTACGTCATTGACACCCGACTTATGCCGCCAGAAGTTGTTAAGCCAGTTCTGTGCGTTCTTTGCTGCTGCGTTTGACGCCGCGCTGACCTGCGAACTGATATTGACCAGCTGCACGGAGTTTAACGCCGATGAATACCGCGCTTCTATGCCCGAACATGAGTAAGAAACAATACCAGTCTGTATGTCTGCGGCACCATTCCAAGGGAACGATTTATCTTTTTTCGCAGAATGTTGACCGGTATACCTCGACCACCACTCGTCAAGGTTGTCTATAACGCTTTTATCGTTCTGCTCGTAAATTGAATATAATGAGCATAGATAAGCCGCTATTTCCTTCTTCTTTTCTTCGGTCAACTTAAATTTCTTAGCCATTGATTTCGCCTAAAATGTCCTCTGTGTTGACGATGAAATACGTCTTACCATCGAGCAGGATTTGAGAATATCCATAGGGTGACAGCAGAACCTTTTCGCCCTTGTTGTACACGTCACTGTCAACCACTACCCCAACATCCGAATACTTCTCTTGCTGGGCAACTGATAAGATAATCCCGCCATCAGTCTTCTTGTCCTCATTCTCAATCGGTGTAACTATCGTGCGCTTGCCAATAACTATCAGACTGTCACCGTCAACCTTACACAGCAGGTTTTCAGGTGCGATAATCTTATAATCCTGTTTGTTCATCTCTACATCTTGACCGGTGTAGGAATCATAATAGACCACATCACCCAGACGCACCTCAACCTTCGCAAGCCCGACAAAGACCCCGCCTGACTGACGAATCCAGCCACGCCGCGAATACTTTTTATACGCCTCATGCTTGATAATACCTGATCCAAACGTGTCCGAATCGCTTTCGCACTCAATCAGCACATGATTGCCTTTAACGGTAAACCTCTGGCCATTCTCAAGGTTAATTGCTGACGACTTCAATTCGTTGCTTGACATTAATATCCTCCGCTTCCTCGTTCTGTTCTTTGTAGACTGCGCTCATATGCTCTTTGTGCCGCCTGTAATGCCCCGCTATTACGTCCTAAATCTGGATAAAGCAAATACATCTCATACGCTATGGCCGATGCCATTACCCGGTCATCATGTGCGTTCTTTTCGGCCTCCGCTTTAACTGAACTGCTATGCTGAACCCTGACGAAACTGAACATCTCGTTGATCGTTGCTTTGTCGTATATGTGAATCAACCTATTATCAACCGCTTCTTTCAGGTGTGACAGCATCTGCGGTCTTGTGGCTGTGTTTGTGTCCCAGCCCAACTTATCGGCTTTCTCTATTGTGCCGGTTGATGGGTCTTGAATCGGCATCCTGAATATGTCAAATTTTCCTTGCTTGTTAAGGCGTGCCAGTCTGTCCATCTCGCAAGCTCCACCCTTTGCCCGCTCATATGCTACCAACGGCTCAATACCTGTACAGTCATAAACGTATTCAAGTATCGGGAAAAGCTCATCAGTGAAACTCGTCGCTATCTCTGGCATTGCCAACACCAGCGGAAAATCAAATCTCTTCGATGAAAAGAACTGACCTACTGACCAATCTCCGCATCCGTCCGAAGTGTCAACACCCACATATATCTGCTCGCCTTTCTTCAAATCGCGGTATTCATTTAACGGCGGCATTGTTAATCTCCAAAAGATACTGATGCAATGCATCCTTGCTGAAATACGTTTCGCCTGATGTTAAAAAGGCATCTTGTGGCGTATCAGGGAACTCTTGCAGTATCAGCCGTTTGTCTGTGAACCCTGCGCATATCGCCTTGTACTCATCCTGTGAGTAGAACTCTCGCCATGAGAAGAACCTGGGTTTGTAGTCTACTTCACCGCTAACCGCCATATCCCAAGTCTTTTTGAAATAGTTGAACCCGTTAGCGGTTGTTTCCTGTATCACCATCCCAGAATTAATCGCTACCATGCTTTTTGTTCCTTCGATGATCTCCGGTGCCGATATTATTCCGGTATTCGGGAAATGCGCGGCTTCGGTGAACAATACCCCTTGTACCGTGCCACCACGCTCGCCAGTCTTCGTTGAAGCTGTTCCCACATAGAAACTTGCGCCATTGTGCCTTAAAACAAACTCTGCGCCTTCTGTGATTGAAGAGAACACTAACCGGTCAAGTTCCTTTGTCCACTTCTTCGGGTTTCTTTCAAAGAACGATAAAATATATGCTTTCGCTCGTCGGAAATGCTGCCGTGTCGCGTCTTCTTTATAGCTGATCTCTAAGTACCGAACGGGATTAACATTGTGCAGTATGTCGGCGCAGAATATACCTAACCAGAACGATGTAAACCCTTCTTTGCGCGCCTTTAAGTCTATTTCCCGCAGCCCTCTAAAATTCAGCTTCTCGCCATATTCTTTGCACAGTATATCGTAATAGTTTTTCTGAACCTTCCTGAACAAAAACGGAACATATGCACCTGTATCTTTATCGTCGATTAAAAAATGATCTTCGATAAACTTTTTGAATTGCATGGGCTATTCATAACGCTTACGCATGGCTTCTATCATCTCGCTAAGGCCTGTAACTTCTGTTTCGGTCTTTTCCTTCCAGTCGTAATGGTTTGACAATATGTACTTTGTCATCGTCGCATCGGTCTTTCTGGTCAGAGCATTCTTCTGTAATTTATTGCAACAAGCAGTCTTGACCAATGACAACATTTCCGAAAACTCTTTTGATTTTTCGCAAAACTCCGATAGTCTTTGCAGCGCAAAACCGTTGTCAAAACAAAACTCGCCGAGTATATAATTATCAGGTTGTTTGGCCCATATATGCAATTTGCCACACAAATCTTTCAGAAATTCGACTGTATACCTTTCAGGCGCGCCCGTTGCATTCTTCCCATTAGGTTTTAAGTCGTATGTGTGTTTCTTCTCTGGTTTGTGATTCTTGGTCTTAGCCATTCATTCCCTTTCGCAACCATCGGGGCCTATGGTCGGACTTACCCGATACACTCAGCCCCTCCAGGTCGCTGCGCCCCACACATGAGGTGAGTGCGCTATATACTCAATGCTGCGGCTCTACGCTATCCCATCCACCATCTAACCAGTCTGCTGGTTCAGTGGGTACCACCGGCGCGTCTACTTGCTTACCCTGCGTTATATCCTTGTACGCTACCATGTGCCGCTCACGGTACACACGATCATAGTGCCTGTACCACTGACTACCGTACTGCTCTTTTAACTCTGCCATTAGCTGGCTGTCGTACTGTGAGGGCATATTCTTATTTCACCGCTACAGGTTAAATAAACCTGTTAATCAAATTCTTATTTCACCGTTTTCAGCAATTCATCTTCACCGCTACAGGTGAAATGCTTTAGTGTCTTACGTCTCTTTTATATTAGTGTCTTGTCCAGCCGTGATTCTGTAAGTGAAGTATGCGTATTTCTTTGACTGCCCTGTCTTGCTAATAAGTTGATATTTCTCAAGTTCTTTAACATATTGACTTACATGAGCTCTCGTTATATTTGTGAAGTCGATTATCTGATTAGTATAGATATATCCCTTCCTGTTATATGAGCGGCGCAAAAGAAGTAGAAAAAGAAGTAGGGCGTTGCCTGATAATAAAGTGAATACACCGCCGTCAAAGATCTTGTTCTGTATTAAAAAAAATGGTTCTGTATGTATTTCTGGTACCTTTGCAATATCAAATTGCTTTGGTGCCGGAAATGGTATAATTTCCGTTGGCATGAGCCTCCTGATTAGGCTTCCGTAGTCAGACGCTGGTGATCAGGGCACCAAACGCCTGACTACGGACTATTGCGTGCAGACGAACCGTCGCTCATCTGCGATATGACACTAATATGACACTAAAAAAAGCATTCCGATCCTATATGATCGGCACTAATTTGTTCTTTTTGTTCTTGTGGTGAGGGGCACACATTGTGGGATCCCCCCTCCATAAAAACAAAAACCCTACCGTTTCCGGCGGGGCGTAAAATATGAAAACAATTTTTTCTTCTTTCTTTCGTCGCAAAGAAAAACAGACTTTAGTGCTTCCCTACATTGATCTATCATTTGCTCCGTAACAATTGTATTCGCGTTCAATCAATTCTCCGTCGATAAAATAAAAAAGCACCAGCCATGTGAAAAAATCACTTGGTCGGTGCTTTGATAATCTCCACACCGCCCGTAATGCAAAAAATCGCATTGAGAGGTGCTTTGATAACTTGTCTATGGGCGCGATGAATTGCGAATGTTTTTTGCTACATTATAAGTATAACCTTTTTTTCAGAAAACCGCAATAGTTATTTATATTGCAAATTTAATCTCCACCGCATACTATCATTTTCCCACTTTTCCGTCAATGAAAATAGCATAATTTATTTTCTCCGTCGTAGGAATGATATTTTCCGACGATGAAAATAGTTGAAAATAACTGTTGACAACGTATTGTCGTTATGGTATCATATGAGTGTAGAGATCAGACACACCCCGACCGGTGGCCACTCGCTCACCGGCGGCAATCGCGGAGCCTGACCGCACCACAGGCATCACCGGAGCCATCCGGTAGGTAGGAGCAAAAAAATGAAATTAACAGTTAGGCTCACAAATGGACAAATTATTAAAAACGTAAATGTTAAAAAATTTGAGCACGAAATCGGGGATTTGATTAACATAGTGCGGGTAGAGAGGCACAGCATTCGTGGTGAGAAAATTAACCATAAATTCTGGGAATCAGAAAATGACGAAATATCAAACCAAACACGCGGAGCCGGTGGGAACGATTATTTCATCGAGACGAGTTTTAGGTCTGGGAAAATAATTGAAATAATTTAACAACCGCACAATGAGACGGAACTAAATTAAACAGGAGGCACACAATGGACGCACGCTACTATGATCCAAATTTGATATGGACACTCGCCCGCGCCGCCTGTGAGGCAGACATTAAAGCGCAGGGGCATCACGCCGCGACGATGACAACTCGCGATCCGCGCATACACATCTATGCGGACGGGATAGAGGGTGCATTTTTGGTGATACGGGGAAAACTCTATCACGATGCGGACACGACGGACAACGGCTGGTGCAATACCACGGAGACACTGGCCGATCACGCCGACGGTCTGCGAGAGGTGTCGATGCGGTATGGACAGCTCAACCGCGCGTTTACCTCATACGCGGATTTTATAGCGTGGATTAAAAAATGAAATTCAAACAGGGAAAAAATGGGCGGTTAATTATCAGGTTGCAGCGGGTTTTGGAGTTATACCGTGTGGCGCTGGGTGGGGTGGATTTAGGCAAATTCGCTGCTTCGCGCGGGGTGAATATCCGCACGGTACAGCGAGACATTAAACTGCTAGGTGACGCGGGGTACCCGATAAAACCGGACGGGAAGGGAAAATACAAAACGAAATAAACTGAACCCCGCTTAACGGCGGGGTTTTTGCTTGCCAACACTTTGCCAACATGAGCTGTTAAAATGGCTACATTTGGCCATAACTGGCGATAAGTGTGTAATGTGGTTTTATCGTCGATAAAAGAAACAACCCACCGATTATCGTCGATGGGTTGTTTTGTGTACAGTATGCCGGAGGAGGGACTTGAAAACCGACGGTAAATACTATTTGTTGCCAACATTTTGTCAACCAATTTTAATTGAGAGCTTGTTAATGTTCTTTTGATAATAGCTGTCTTTTAGATGTGTGTATACCTGTTGGGTGATTGTTGCCGTGCTATGTCCTACAATTTTACTGATTCCGAAAATGTCCGCGCCACACTCTGCCATGCGTGAAACGAACGTATGCCGGAGAACGTGAAAACATAGACCGTCAATTTTAGTATCTTTACGGAATTTTGTGAACATTGATGCCAAAACCGTTTCTTTTAATCGCTCACCACTCTCATAAGACACTACATATTCAGCACCGCGCGCACGCTTTTGGGCCTGTTTTAGGTGTTTAGCCAGGGCAGGGTGTATTGGTACGTTTCGGTTACTGGTCTTGTTTTTGGGCATCCAATCACCACATGGACGAATCCTCAACACACCATCACCAACATTCGCCCATGTTAAATTGCACGCTTCCCCTGCCCTTAATCCGGCGTACAGCCCAAGCATACAAGCGGTGGTAAATGGTTCATTAATCGTTTCAAATAGCGCTTTGATCTGCACACCTGTCAGCACCAATTCGCGGTTGACTTTTGACACCTCATAAAATCCTACGTTTATCGGTTTGTCAGTATACGTTTTTTTAAGCGCAAATTTTCCCATATTTTTTAGGGTTCCCAATTCACGGTTTATAGAGCTGTCTTTCACTCCCTCCGTTCGGCGTTTCGCTTTGTACTCCGACACAACAAAATCATTAAACTGATCGACGATCACGATTTTTGGAAATAATCGTATAAATGTGGCAATAGTCCTTTTGTCGCGGTCGACGCTTGACGGTCTTTTCTCGCCCATCGAAACAACTCTTATATACTCGTCGCAAAAATCCTTGAACTTGATATTTTTCAGCGTCAATCCAGCTTTCCCACGATACTGATTCGTCTCAAAATCTCGTTTATATTGTTTCGCTTCCTGCTCCGACAATGGCCCTATCGCGCGTGATCTCTGTTTCCCATTTTCGCGCCAGTACAGATGATAGATACCATTACGGTTTACGAGAGAGGCCATTACCGATCAACTCCATAGAGTATGTTTCCATACGTCGATTTATCGGGGCTTGACGACAGGCTTTTCTTATAGGCGATTGCTGCTGACGTTGTATTGAATGTGCGAACATAAATCTCATAAGTAAATCTACTTCCGTCTGGGGACGATAGGGCATACGTTGGCATTACCGTTTCCCATGTTGTAAGCAGTTTAATCGCATTGCTGTTTTCTATCGCGTAAACGTGAGATTCGGAATACTCCACCGTCCACGGTAGTTTTGCTTTTACCGCCGATGTGTAGTCGGTGCTGTTGCAACGGTAAACCTCAACAACATCTTTTGACAAGTCTATCGGGGTACTAAAAATAATCTTATGCGGATTTGCCGTCGTAACCCCAGCATATCTTTTTGAACGCAATAGCCCATCATCTCCACCGTCCCCCTTGTCTCCGTCGTCGCCTTTATCGCCCTTGAACCAATCACACCCCGACAATAGCAACGCAAAAAAGACCACCCATAAAACTTTACGCATTACACGCCCCCTATTGTTTTTTAGCCAACCTTTTTTTTAATTCAACGATCTGTCTTTGCTGATCTATCACAACCCCGACTAATTCGTTTTCATTTTCTTCTACGTCGAAAAACCATGTAATTTTTTTTCCTGTATGTTTTGCGATTACACACAACGTGTCTATTTGATTTATATGACCAATCTCTAAATGAGCAAGTGCCGACATTGACATACCAATATCGTCGGCGAATTGCTTTTGATTGCGCTTTTTTTCTTTCCGTGCCAATGCGATCTTTTCACCAATGCGTTTTCGCAACACTACGGAATTGACGACTAACGCATCTTTCGTCAAGTTCTTTTCCATGTTTTTCCCCGAAACACGATGTAGTTCTTCCGTTGATAAAACGTTACGCACTATACTCATATAACATTTTTCCTAAAAATACTGATGAAAGGTATTGACATTTATGCAATTATTTGACATACTATGCACATAGCAAGCATAGATGATGCAGTTTAGTTGCATAACACAAGCACCTCTCGATCCCTAAAAACTTAACATGCCGCCCCACTCGACCCTGCGACACTTTCTCACGCTACGGGGCGGATCCCATAAACAATAAGGACACCAGCCATGCCTTAATTAAAGCATGGGCAAACTTTCGAACTTTGAGAGGTGCGGACTGTTCGTTGGCATTAGCCACTGGTGTCCCCCATTTTAGCAACTTTAGCTATAAATGGCAATCTCTATATATAGATATATACATATTCTAAGCATACCAATAGTTTAGCAGGTGTGCAAGTTTTCAGTAAGTGATGCAGGTATCAAAAGACTGACTAAATTCCACTAAAAGGCGGTGAAAAAAATGGCAGTAATTACGAACAAACAGATGTGTGAGATACTGGGATTCAAAAATCTATCAACCCTTTACAGGGTCAAAAAGAAAGACCCTACGTTTCCTAAGCCCATATATCTATTCATGAAAACCATTAAAGATAAATCAGGAAAGGACGTAAACGTGAAGACACGTTCGCCACGTTACCATAGCGAAGACGCACACGCATGGCTCGAATCTCAAAACAGGGGGTAGCATGAACATTGGAAAGGGCTGCGTTTGGGGTTTGATCTACGGTAAGACCAAGTACGCTGGGGCCCGGAAGGAGAAGCGCGTGTATCGCTGGAAAACGCTACTTTTAATCACGGCGGGGATTGTGTTTGTTGCGCTACAGGCGTGTAGTATCGCGGGTTGTGATCGGCAGGTTAAACAAGCGTGTGCGTGGGCCGACAGGGTAGCGAGTGTG